GAATGTTTTTGATAGGATCCGAACTAGTAGCATCCCATAAAGGAGATACAGTTATGTCGGTCGAAGTCGTGGAACCGGTCCACAAGCCTGTGGTGAAATATTTAGCTGCCCATTCTCTTTCTTTTCGAAGAAGAATTTGCTCTATAACGAACTCAGTAGCATCACGATCTGCATCGAGAGGCTCGTCAGTGTTCGCTCGCTCTTGATCGGCCACGTCTTTATGAAGTGCCCAAACGTCAGCGAAATATTGACCCGTAGTCATTTCGTAGCCTGATCCGGCGGACTCTTGTCCAGGACCACGCTTCTTCGCATCACTGCGAAACCACGCGTCCTTGTTGTAAATATAGTAAAGGTCGCTCTGCTTAGACACCGAGATTGCAGGAAACACTTTATCAGCAATGAAATCTTCACGCCGATTCATGAACGCAATCGAGATATTAGTCAGAGGACGGTTAACATGAACTGATCTTTGTGTAGGTTGGCTCATTTAATCTTTCCCCTTAATTAAGCGATTTCATCGCCAAGTTGAAGTAACATTTCGAACACATCGTTAGTAGCAGCGGGCGCAAGGCTCACTCCGATAACGAAATCCCCAGAAGCTGCAGGAACCAAAAGTCCAGCGACATTAGCAGCAAGTCGAAGTCCAGCAGCAGAGATTGTCGCTCCACACTTGGCTTTCGATACACCAGCACATGCAACTGAAGAGGCTTCGCCCACTAGCTTAGGATCGTTTTGAAGAATCCCAACTGAAAGTTCGCCAGCACCAGAGAAATTGACGATATGATCGCCAGTTAATTTAACAGCGTGAAATTGTTTCGCACTAAGATCAGCAGCTGCTTTAAGACCAGGAATTAAAACTAAAATACCCTCGGAAGCCATTACGCTTTACCTCCTTCAACTTCATATTGATTGTAGAGCTTTTTGCCTTCGTCAGATTTCAAAACGATATCAATCGCTTCAGTCTTCTTTAGAGGTTTTGAACTCTTCTCGATCATGGCGTCTGCCATTTTCTCGATTTTTTCCCAAGCGGAACCTGTTGCATGTTTAGCATCAGAGCCCTGGGCTTTCATAACTTCATTGCTTCTGAGAAGTTCTTCGGCGCTTTTCAGCACTTCAACTATTTTATCATAAGCTTTTGGAGCGGATTCTTTAACCGACTTCAATACGGGTCCGAATTGCTCTGCGTTGATCGAAAGGTTTTTGAATTGCTTCGCCTCTTCGATGAACTCCTTCGTTACTCGGACGTCCTCGCTCTCTTTGAATTTTTTTTGAAGTGTGTCGAGTTCCTTACGAAGCTCAACATTTTCTATTACAGCTTTCTCAACAGCTTCAGCGGCTGGTTTACCTGTACCCTCTGCCGGAGTGGCCTCGGGGGCTTTCGCACCTTCGTCCTTCTTGGCTTCGGGGGTTTCGATTTCTTTGTCTTCTACTTTATCCATCGTTTTTTCCCCTTTATTTTCCTTCAAAAGGCTCTGAAAGAATTGGTTAGCGGTTCCCTCCGGAACTAAATCCCGGATGGTCTGAATGAGGTGCTTGGCCACGCGAGCGACTTCGTCGATCTCCGGCTCTACTCCATCCAAAACTTTTTCTTCTTTAACTTGATCCATGAATTTTTCTATCAGCCCACTCATGCTCACGACTTTATCGCCGTCAGCACTTTTTATAAGGAAGAATTTTTTATTGTTTGCACCCTTAGGCACAAGGCTGACTTCTTCCGTTTCGATGTTTGAAAGTTTAAATCTAACCATGTTGTTGAAATTCTCTCACTAATACATCTTAACCGTCTAGCGGTTCTCTTGTCCCGGTTCCACCAATCGAAAAACTATTAATATCCCCGGACTTGATTTTCTGCCAGGTGTCATCGTTTTCTACATGAACACCCAACACCCAGCTTCCTGTTGTAATCGTTTCGTCGACCATCTTGAAGTCTTTTCTTGCGATGTAGCTTTCTACTGGAGTCGCTTTCTCTTCGCGCTCGTGCCCAAATCTGATGGCTCGACTCTTTCGCATAAAGTTGTGGGCGGTCTTTTCAATGTCTTCCGCGCTCATAATATCGCCCTGAAGATCGGCAACATCAGGCTGTAACACCACGCCATAAACAAGGTGCTTTTCCTCATCCATTTTAAAAATCTTGGATTTTCTGAGTCCCAAGATCTTTTCCACTAATTCATCTATCGCCATCGGAGCCTCAGATGCGCCTAAATATATCGAATCCTGAAACTGACTTTTTTCGGAGTTCCACAGGCTTGCGGCTACTTTAACGGACTTGCCGACCATAATATTTTCGTCGGTCGTGAGTTCTGCAACAATGCGAGTTACAGCGCCGTCCATTATGGAGAGTTTGAAAACCTTACCGTCCTTTTTTTCGACCAATAGATCTAAAGCAATGGTTGGTGTGAATTGAATGAAATTGGGATCCTCTTTTAGATAAGCACCCACCGCCGACTTGGCATAAATTCTATAGTCGAAATTTTCGCCCACCGATTCAGCCTTAGCCAGAATCTCGTCGTCATTTACAAAATAGATCGGCATAGATTTAAGGCTGTCCGATGCTGAAATAAGCTTGTCCACCACTTCGCGGCGAGCAATGAAGTCGAGAGGCGTGAGATCCTTATCAACATAAATCGCGTCGACGACCTTGAAATTCAGCCCATCATAAAAGCCATCCAATATAAAATCGGATTCAATCTTAGTTGCCTCGGCTCGTAGACCATCATCGGAGCTATCGTTTCCATAATCCCCGTCCAAATAAAGGGCAACTTCGTCACCCTCTTTCATAAGGTAACCCCTTTTAGCGTGGATGGAAGCGGTATAAACCCCAACGGTTCCCCTTGCCTCGGCAAATTCTTTTAACTTCAAACTTTCGTCAATAGCGCCCAAATATCCAGACTGCTTAGGCTGTGAGAGATAGTTAGATTTTTTAAACGGAGCGATTTTTCTAATTGGCTTGCTCATAAACTCATCCACTCCAAGGACTTATGGTATTCCATACGGCTTTAACTGTCTCTGTCCAGTTGTTAAGCTTCAAACTCCGATTCCTCAAAATTAATATTCACTCGCGTGATCTTAAATCCTTCGGCGGTTAAGTGGTCCATTCCCAGCGTATCCATGACGCAGTGCAATTCTTTAAGAATTTCTTCTTTAAGTTTTTTCTCTTCAAGCTTCTTTTCGATCAATGGAATTAGCATTTCGCATATTGTGATCTTGCTCATAACTGTCTCTCCTCTGCAAATATCATGGTTAAAGCACACCGGCAGTTGATGTGACTCGGGGGTCCGTCAAGGTATTCATCCGTGCCGGGTATATAAAATTGCTCGTCTAAACCTACCTCAACAGCATCCATCGGTTCACATATCGGACAAAGACGATCATCGGGAGTGACGATCCACTGCTTTCGAGTTTCGGCAGCATTCACCACGCCTTGTTCTTTTGCCTGCTCCCATGTTTCTCTTTGACCAGCATTTACAGCCTCTTGAAGTTCGTTTTGGGCTATCACTCTTGATCGGTAGGTAAGCTGTCGTTCAGCGTAGTCGTCCGTCAGTCGATCGATTCTTTCTTGCGAGAGATTGGCGATAAACTCACGATCAATTACGCGAGACGACCTTGTGCTGCTGATTAATGATTCCTGCTGAAACCTGGTTAATTTTCCAGGCACCACGTTTTCCAGCTTGGCTCGAAAGTTTTCAACCGCCGTTTGTTGCTGAATCGTTAGTCCAATAGCATCTCGGATCATCAGCGCAGCTCTTCTTGGCGGAGTACCGAAATCAATCGTTGAAGTTATGGCGGAGGCGATGGCTCTGCGGCTCTCTCTCGTCACGCCCTGCACCAAGCTTGCAGTTTGATTCAATATAAATCTCTGAACTCTAGGATTGGCCGTATTGACGTTAAACCCGCTCGGCTGACCAATCGTTGGAATGATTCTGCCTATCGCTTGCCGCATGAACTCCTGTGTGGATTGCGCTGAGCTTAACAAAGCCCCTGAATAGAGCCTGTCGAGACTGTTTACATCCAGCGCACCAGAAAACGGAATGATCGCCTCAATCTCTCTAAACCTTCTTTGCTGAATAAGCTCTGTCAGGTCATGAAGATTTATTTTCCCCTTAAATCTTGAGAGCTGGCGATTGATGGAAGTGGAAAGCAGCGGCTGTATTCGGTCTATGATTTGTCGTAAAACCTTCCACTCACCACGATCGATAGTAGCCTTCTTAACTCGCATCATTTGAGCATTAAATCCGCCCGGTCGTCGGAGACCTTAAACCCCTTTTTTATCCAGGTTTTCGCCAATTCAGGAGCAACCTCTCCACGACTTACGGCTGCCTGAATCTCTTCAAGCAGGCCATTATCGGTGGTATCAAAACCCATATTATTTTGATTGTGGTGGTCCTTTTCAGGAAGCCCGGCCGCCCGCAAAAGAAAGTTTTCAATTTCAGGATCTGGAAATATCGATGCCCCTGAAGCCGAAAGCCTTTGAAGGAAGTTACTCGTTGCCTCAAGGTCAACACTTTCAACATCCCCAGGAACAAACTTAGGAAGATTTTCTGTTGCCATTCCATTGAGACGAAACAGCCTAGGAATTGCTATGGTATTCATGACAGAAGCTATTGCTTTCAACCAGGCCCCGATGGCTGTGCCGAAAATGTGGGTTTTATCGCTCGAAAGCGCAAACGATCCCACCTTGTCATGACCCAACAAAATGAAGTCTGCCAAAAGTGACCCGGCAATTCCTCGATTGTGTCGATTAACCACCTTGTCCGTATCGAACTGTCTCTGTCCGCCCGTGCTTAAAAGCTTGAGCTCGAACATCTGATTTCCCTTTTCGTCCCGTATGCTCGGAAAGATCACTCCCTCTTGCTCGTCTCTGCGGATGTTTTTGATGATCTTTTCTATTTGAGCCAGCGTCGCCTTCGCTTCTGGCGAGGCACACGAGCCCAATAATTCGGGAGGAACAAGGGCAACTGGTAGACCCGCCAAGTCTCTTTCGATTCCAATTCCTTCAATGTTTTCGATATGCTTTTTAAAATAAAAACTTCTGTAAGCGTTTCGCAGAACTGACCGACCCTCTGGATTTCCTTTAATTGTGTTAGTTCTGAAAAGAAGAGCTTTTTCCCACGGAATTTCTCTAAGTCGATAATCAGGGGCAGACTGTTGAATCATCGCAAGGACGTTTCCCTCGTCGTCAAACTTCCAGTCATAAAGTGTTTCCTGGGCTCTTAGGGGAAGTTTCCTCCACCCAATGCGACCATCGGAATATTTACTCGTAAGCTTTTCATCGGAATTATAGCCACCGCGCTTTTTGTAAACGATTTCATGGTAGGCCCAGCCAAAGGGAAGCATCGACAGGATTTCACTTATAACATCGCCCCATGACATTTCCATGTCTTCGAGGACGGATTCCACAAATTCTTTTCGCTCTATGTCTTCTGGCTTGTCAGATTCCGCCTCAACTCGCCAGTCGGCTTGTCGCATAAGCATTTCAATCGCGAATAGGGTGCCGCCCACGATCGCGTCGTTGTCGCGCATTTCTTTGTAGACTCTAACACCCTTGATGCCCTGAAGTTCTTTTAAAAACTCTTCATAAACCCATCCACCCTGGCGATTAAGTCCTGAAAGACCGAGCTCCAAAAATTCATCCTGTTTGAGTATTTTATCGCTCATTTATTTCCCCCAAAGGCTGGTTTTCTCGAGATTCATTCCACCCAGATCGTAACCGAAGTTCTGTCTCTTGTTGTAGTGAAGTTTCGCGTGGATTGCCAGCCCCAGTGAGTCAGCCTCATCGGGTGATTCCTTGCCTGTGCGGGCTTTATAATCGTCTTTTGATTCAATCATCAGGCGCCCCTTAGAGTCCAAGAAGTATCGAATGTCCGGAAGTTGCTCCTCCCAACAGTCGGAATTATCTAGCCCAAAGCCAGCCTCAAGAGTCTCTCGAACATCAGAAAAGATCTGAGCCTTTAGATTCGCAAACCGCATCTTGTCTTTGTCGGTCTTTGCACCCGCTCCGAAGTGAACCTCCATAAGAGTAATGTCGGGTATGAAGTTTTGCTTTCGATTCTCTTTTAAAATGTCGATCACGCCCGACCCCAACCCAGTCGCATCCACGGCGACGGCCTCAATACCACCACGATTAATGATTTCAGAGATAATTCCGGCCACTTCAGTGTTTTCTTTTTTGTTATAAATCTGAATCCCACAAAGCCCCTCGTCATTAATGAGGCAAAGAACCGTTGAGTCCCCGCCCATTCTCGCCACATCCACCCCAATGTATTTTGGAGGCAGCGCGCTCGGACCCTTGTTTATAGCATTTTCAAGTAGGTCGATTGGGATCATAGAATTTTCGTCGGTCTCTGGGAACTCTCCTAGAACCTTGCTGAGCACCAAAGGATGGGTAAGCCCTTTTTTTAAACATGCCTCTAAAACCCATTGAGCCGAGACGATATTCTTATCGACGACTTTGTATTTTTCCATGGCGGCAATTCTGTCTTGAATCTTCGTGGCCGATAGCTTGGCCAATTCCTCCCGAAGCTCGGCCATATTCGTCAGCTTATTTGCTATCATATTCGGGGAGTCGAAGCAGGATAGTTTCACGTGAAACCAATACGGATCCAAAGTGGCCTGGTGAAACGGTGTTCCGCGTCTAAGTGGATTTCCAATCGCGAGCATTCGCGTTGCCGGAGGTTAACATACCCTCGGCCTGCTTCCAAATGTCAGGAGGAATCCCCTGAGCTTCATCGAACACAATTAAAACATGAGGGGCATGAACTCCCTGAAATCCTGATCCGTGCGTGTCAGATCCGGCTTCATGCTTTGAAGCAACTCCCATCGCAAACCAATCAGTATCAAGCCTCCACTCAGTCGTGAGCATATCGCCGCCGAGCTCATGCTTCGAGGTCTGAAATCCAGTTCTTATTTCCGACCATAATAAAGCTCGAACTTGTCGAAAGTTCGGGGCCGTAGTGATTATCTTACTTTTATTAAAAGCGGATCCGAACCAAAGAACTATTCGCGCGGCAGTGAATGTCTTTCCCAGCCCGTGACAGCTCGTAACCACGACTTTGCTGTGATTCGCCAGGGCCATGGATACGCTCTCTTGATACGGCTGAAGCTTCGCTCCCTGTACCTTCGTTATGTGGTAAACGGGATCCTTAAAACGTTTAACGGCTGCTTTTTCAGTTCCCGTAATCGCCATTTTCTACCCTGGCCACCAAAGCAGAAACACTAAGCCGCTCTCCGTCTTTACCAGTCAACTCGCGCTTATCTCTCCAATTAAATCTGTTTTTCATGTTAAAAATCCAAATCGCAGGGCTGAACATTCCAAGCGGTACGCCATCCTTTGTTTGTTTTAAGCCCAGCATTCCGGCTATGCCCGCATTTTCCCACCAAACCTGACACAATCCCTCTCCGATTTTTTTGGCATCTGTAAAATCTTTGTGAACAGCTTCCCACTCGTATATCGTGTCCCTGCTTTTTCCTATCTTCCCAGCAAAGCTCTCAAAGCTTAGTCCACCCCGCATGTGAGCAATTAGCTCATCACAATACTCTGGCCTGTAAGTAATGGGCCTGCCCCTGGTTCGCGGCGTGCCCTTGGTTCTGCCCTTTCGCTTGCTCTCCTCCCCTGGCTCTCTCATGCCGCCCCAGCCTTTCTAATCTTTACCTCAAGTCGCTTTGTTCGAATGTCGTCGATGCTTATCATTTTTTCGTCGCTTAAAAGAAATACAGGGGCGTTCTCCTTAGAGCTTTGATAAGTTTCTAAAATTTTCTGAGCTTCAGGACAGTCTTCAGCTCGTTGAGAGACTTCCAGCTTATGCGCTCCCATCGACCAAATTTCAGAAGGCCAGACAAAGCACATTCGCTTCTTTTCGGCTTTAACTGGCTTTTTAACCTCATTTAGAGCATTTAAATCTTTTAGGCGGGCGTGATTGGTGACGTCAGTCAGTCCTTCGATTGAGAGGTTTTCGATACTAATTCCCTCAATGCCTTGGAGGTCGAACTTTATCTCCCCAATATCTAGTTCAGCCCAGGAGGCAATAGCATTGTCAGCGTGCAAAAACTCATACTCCTGAGCGTCGGTCGTAAAATCCTGATACACCACTGGAAATGTGGGCATATTTAAATGTACAGCAGCGGCCAATCGACAGTGTCCCACCACAACGAATCCCGATTTCTTTGAAACGATGATCGGATGTCTTATTCCGTGCGACGAATAAAGGCTTGCGAGTCGCTCAACCTGCTTTTGTGGGTGTTTATTGCGATTCTTGGGATGTGGGCGAAAGGCCGTGAGGGCAAGAAGCTCATCATACTTGCAGTGAATTGTTTGTTTCATTTTCTCTCTCCTGGAATAATTTCATTCCGTAATTGTTTACCTGTTCTGTTAGGTCTAAATTGGGCTTTAAACGCAGTTTATTATGTTTAAACTTTCTATAATCCACATAGTGGTGAACTCTTCCAAAGCGAACGCTCATTCGACACACGTCAGGGTGAAGTCGCTCTATCATGCTGCTCTTTAAAATCGTTCCATCCACGTAAACGGTATCTGTATTTCCACCCTTCATCCTCTGAGTGGCCATTTTCTCCTGAATGAAGGCATTGAAAAGAATCGTGCAAAATCCATCCTTAAGCATTCTAAGGCTTAAATCCGTATCCTCATTAAATCGTCCTCTCCACCTGTAGGGGAGATCGTTTCGTATCAGGTTGCAGCTATAAATCCTCGTGTTCAGATGGAAGGGAGGGTGGGCATATTTTGTATGGGCAAAGTTGGAATATTGAGGACCGGCCATTGCGATATTTTCATAGCGATCGACGAAGTCCTCCATCACTTTAAACATG